TACAGAAGAATATACCAATAAAGCGGGGGCAACTAACGAAAGAAAGGTGCCTCTTTATATGGCCATGGAGAGTCTAAGAAGAGATATTGCGACCTATGCTGACCGGCTTTGCCTTAATCCAAAAGCGCTCGAATCTGTCACTACAGAGAACACGAAAACCTCAAAATTATCGAAGCTGCTGAGTGAGCTTTCATGAAACATTATGCAAATTTTAAGCTCGTCATGGATTACGCGAACGGAGTTGCCTCCGGAGCCATCCCGGCGAACAAAGAACAGATCCAGGGATGCGAGCGTTTCCTTCGTGATCTGAAAAATCCGGCATATGAATTAAGACCAAGGGAAGCTGAGGTCATCATCAGCATCATTGAACGCACCTTTGTCCACCAGCAAGGTGAAAAGCTGGACGGAACACCTCTGAGAGGAGAACCGTTTCTTCTTGAGCCTTTTCATAAATACCAGGTCTATAACTTAATGGGCTTTTTCCTGAAAGGAACCAATGAGCGCCGCTTCAAAGAGGCGTTCATTTTTATTCCAAGGAAAAACATTAAGACATCATTTGCCGCAGCACTCTCCTGGGCGCTCGGAATTTACTACCGTCGTTCAGGGTCAAAATGCTACATTGTGGCAGCTTCTCTTAAGCAGACACTTGAGAGCTTCAACTTCATCAAATTCAACATTGAACAGATGGGTGAGTCTGATTCGTTTAGGATCCTGGACAACAACCACGAGCACAGTGTATCTGCAAGCTTCTCCGATGGGTCAATTTACATCAATGCCCTGGCATCCAACCCGGACAAGCAGGACTCATTCAACTGCAACATCGTCATTGCAGATGAGATGCATGCTTACAAGACGCCAAAGCAATACAACGTCCTGAAGGAAGCGACGAAGGCGTATACAAACAAACTGGTGATTGGCATTACAACAGCCGGCGATGACATGAACACATTCTGTTATCGGCGGCTTCAATATTGCAAAAAGATCCTGGACGGCACCGTCACGGATGAGAAGTACTTTGTCTTCATTGCAAAAGCTGATGAAGATGAAAATGGCAATGTGGATTATACAAACCCACTTACCCAGCAAAAGGCCAATCCGGCATATGGCGTATCGATCAGGCCGGACGACATCATGAGCGACGCGCTCCAGGCACAGAATGATCCGCAGCAGCGCAAAGACTTCCTGGCGAAATCACTCAACATTTACACGTCGGCCATGAGGGCATACTTCAACCTTGATGAATTTAGGCGATCAGACAGTAAATACAACTGGACCATCGATGAATTGATCAAGCTGCCAATTGAATGGTACGGCGGCGCTGACCTATCCAGGATGCACGACTTAACAGCTGCTGCTCTCTATGGGACGTATAAAGACGTCGACATTGCCATTACCCATGCCTTTTTCCCAATTGTGAATGCGCACCTCAAGGCAGAAGAAGACAGCATTCCGCTCTTTGGTTGGCAGGACGATGGCTGGCTGACAATGTGCAACACGCCAACGGTCAATTACTCTGACATCATCAATTGGTTCATCACAATGAAGAAGAGAGGCTTCAAAGTCAAGCAGGTCGGCTTTGACAGAAAGTTTGGCGCTGAATTCTTTCTCGGAATGAAAAAAGCGGGCTTCAATATCGTTGATGAGCCTCAGTACTTTTACAAGAAAAGCCAGGGCTTTAGACGTATCGAGCAAAAGGCTAAGGACGGCAATTTTTATTATTTGCACTCACAGGCCTATGAATACTGCCTACAAAACGTGAGGGCAATCGAGAAGACAGACGACATGATTCAGTACGAGAAGGTCATGCCAGAACATAGAATCGACCTGTTTGATGCATCGGTTTTCTCGTCTGTCCGGATGCTTGAGAATATGGAAAAGAGTAATGCGGCCTTAAGCTGGCTGAAAGGGGGATCATGATTTGAAACTGACGCAAATGTTGAAACGAAGATTTAAGACTAGGGAAGATCCGGTTGTCGGATGGTTTATGACAGACGCTGCATCTGACATGCTTACTGTTTCTGGGTATACTCGTTTATCTGATAATCCGGAGGTAAAGATTGCAGCTGGAAAGGTCGCAGACTTAATCAGCTTGATGACCATCCATCTCATGAAAAACACTGATGACGGCGACGTGCGAGAGAAGAACCAATTATCCAGGAAGATTGACATCAATCCATACTCTCTCATGACCAAGAAAGCGTGGATTTATAACATCGTCTATACAATGCTTGTCAGCGGAGATGGGAACGCATTCGTTTATCCGAAATTTGATGGCGATTTTATAAGCGAACTTATGCCACTACGACCGTCGCTTGTCAGAATTAAACCGTTCGGAGATGCTTACAAAATCATTTATAACAACAAATCTACCTACGATTATGATGAAGTGCTTCACTTCATGATCAATCCAGATCCAGAAAAGCCATATCAAGGGACCGGATACAAAGTAGTCCTTCGAGATATTGCTGACAACCTAAAGCAAGCCACGGCAACGAAGAAGTCTTTCATGAGCGACAAATATAAACCGTCAATTATTATTGCTGTCGATGCACTCACGGAAGAGCTTTCCAGCGAAGAAGGCCGCGATGCCATCATGAAAAAGTACATCAGCGAAACAGGTGGCGGTAAGCCGTGGATTATTCCTGGAGAACTCATGAAAGTTGAGCAGGTCAAACCTCTCAGCCTTAATGATCTAGCCATAAATGACGCGGTACAGATTGATAAGCGAACCATTGCAGGAATCTTTGGTGTTCCGGCGTTCTTCCTTGGAGTCGGTAACTACAACAAGGACGAATACAACGCATTTGTCAATTCTACGCTGATGCCGATCGCCAAAGGGATTGAGCAGGAACTCACTCGAAAACTCCTATACAGTCCTGATCTCTATTTCAAGTTTAATCCACGCAGCCTTTATGCCTATGATCTAAAAGAACTAGCCGATGTAGGTGGGAACATGTACGTCCGCGGGATTATGACAGGCAATGAAGTTAGGGATTGGATGGGGATTTCGCCGCTGGAAGGACTTTCAGAACGTGTCATTCTGGAAAATTATATTCCTGCAGGCATGATTGGAGATCAGAAAAAACTGGTTCAAGGTGGTGAAGAAAAATGATAAGACAAGCTGTCAGCATAATGAGTGAACTCAGGGCCGATGGTGAACAGCAAGATATGTTCATTGAGGGTTATTTTTCGGTGTTCAATAAACGCACTCAGCTATGGCCGGGTGCATTTGAAAAAGTAGATCCTGCAGCATTCAACGAAAGCTTAAGCAATGACATCAGGGCGCTTACGAACCATGACACAATGTTCGTACTTGGCCGGAACAAATCAGGGACATTGGAACTGAAGACTGACGCGAGAGGCCTTTGGGGCAGAATCAAGATCAACCCAAACGACACTGATGCTGTTAATCTTTATGAACGTGTCAAACGTGGCGATGTGGATCAATGTTCCTTCGGCTTCAACATCATCGAAGAGTCAACGGAGTTCCTCGATGACGGATCCATTGAATGGACGCTGAAGAAGGTCGATCTCCATGAGGTCAGTGTTTGTACCTTCCCAGCGTATCAAGACACCGCTGTTACAGCCAGAAAGGCTGATTATGAAATTGAAAAAGAGCGCCTACTCGAGGCTCGAAAAAACAATTTAAGGAGGAAACTCAAAAATGTTAAAGCAGCTAATGCTTAGAAAAAAAATTGAACTTAAGCGCTCGGAACTTGCCTCACTGGATGTGAGACGTGAGGAGATTGATCGACGTTCAGCTGAGGTTGAAGTCTCAATCGCAGAAGCAAATAACGACGAAGAGATGGAGACTCTTGAGTCAGAAGCCGCATCCATTGAAACAGATTCAGCAGCGCTCGAAGCTGAAAAGAGTAAGCTTGAGGGCGAGATTGCCGATATCGAGCGTGAGCTCGAGGATCTAAGAAACAACGAACCAAAACCGAATACAGATCCAAAGCCAGAAGATCAAAACAGATCAAAACCAATTGAGGGGGAAACCAGAATGAGCAAATTCAAGTTTTTCAGAAACATGTCCATTGAGTCCCGCGACGCTATTATGGCGCGTGAGGAAGTTAAAGACTTCCTGGTACGCGTTCGCGAACTTAGAGGTCAACAGAGAGCTGTAACAGGTGCAGAACTTGAGATTCCTGATGTCTTCCTGGATATGCTGCGCGATAATCTCCATAGATATTCAAAGCTGATCAGTAAAGTTGGGTTGAAGCCAGTTAAAGGCAAAGCGCGCCAAACGATCACAGGTTCAGTTCCTGAAGGTGTTTGGACTGAGGCTGTAGGCGCTTTGAATGAGCTGACACTCAGCTTTTCTCAAGTTGAGGTTGATGGTTACAAAGTCGGTGGTTTTGTTCCAATTCCAAATTCTACGCTTGAAGATTCTGATCTTAACCTCGCAAGCGAGATTATGGACCTTATTGGCCAAGCGATCGGACTTGGCACTGACAAGGCGATTCTCTTTGGTACCGCTATTAAGATGCCATGTGGTATCGCTACCCGTTTAGCACAGACGTCACAACCTTCTGACTGGAATACAAATGCTGCACCGTGGACAGATCTTCATACGAATAATATTTTGAAGTTTGACCCGTCTGTAATGACCTCTGAAGCATTCTTTGCAAACCTCGTCGCGTACTTAGGAGTAGCAAAATCAAACTACTCAAACGGTGAAAAGTTCTGGGCTATGAATGAGAAAACATGGCTTACGATCGTCGCCAAGACAATTGCATTTAACGCTGCTGGTGCACTGGTTGCGACCACGAACAAAGTCATGCCGATTGTTGGTGGAGATATTGTCATTCTGGAATTTATCAGCGACTATGACATTATTGGTGGATACGGTTCGCTTTATCTGCTCGCAGAACGCGCTGGTGCACAGCTTGCAATGTCTGAACACGTGAAGTTCATTGAGGATCAAACAGTCTTCAAAGGTACCGCTCGATATGACGGTCTGCCTGTATTTGGCGAAGCTTTTGTCGCGGTCAACATCAACAATGCTGCTCCTACGATGTCCAAATCCTTCACGAGCGATGATGCGAACGCTGTCAGCACGCCATATGCACTTCCTATTGCAGGTGCTTACACCGGTACTCAAGTCGTCAATCTTTACGATTTGACTCAGGATGCAACCATCTACTACACCACCAACGGCGATACTCCAACCGCGAAGAGCACCAGATTCACTGGTCCTATCTCAGTGGAAGCGACCGCAACAATCAAAGCGATTGCTATCAAGAATGGCGTCTCTTCTGAGGTGTTCAGCGCGACTTACACGATCTCCTAATGAGGTGACAACATGAATTCAGCAGCGGTAATTGCTCTTGTTAAAGCGAGAATAGGGATTACTACAACCGCAAGAGATGTCTACCTGACCGCGATTGCTGATGGTGTAATAAAAGAACTAGAAGATGAAAAAGGGTTGGTGCTTGACGGTACCAACCCTTATCATCTTATGTTCGTCGTGGACTTTTGTACTTGGCGGTATCAAAGCAGGGATTCAGACACTGGAATGCCGCGCCATCTGCAATTCAGACTCCACAACCTCATCATTAAGCAAGCCGGGCAGGTGACAACCGAATGACCTATGACAATGAAGTGAAGCTCATTGCAAGAACAACCACTGATGACAGCATTGGTCAGCAAATTGAATCTGCTCCGGTTTATACCACTGTACTTTGCTCTGAAAAAGCAATCAAATACAGTGAATTCTATGCCGGAGCTCAGGCTGGAATCCGTCCTGAGATTACACTGATCATTCACCGGTTTGAGTACAGTGGACAGAGGGAAGTTGAATATCTTGGCCAAACGCTAAAAGTGATCAGGACTTATCCAGTTTCTAGCGAAGAAATTGAGCTCGTTTGCGGCGACATTGTCGGATCGTGAGGTGAAATACTTTGAGCATAAAATCCTATGATTTCACCAAGGAGATCAAGCGACAGCTGCAGGAATACACCAGAGAGGTTATCACGGATATTAACGAGCGAGCCAAGGTCATCACGAAAAGAGGTGTTAAGGAGCTGAAGCAAATCAGCCCGAAGCGTCCTAAAGGCGGTGACTATGCGAAGAGCTGGACATATAAAGAAAAGGTATTCGGCAATGCACCTACCAGGTTCACGGTTCACAACAAGGATCACTATAGACTGACGCACCTTCTGGAGCATGGCCATGCAATCGAAGGCGGATCAAAACGAACCAAAGCGCAGCCACACATCAAGGAAGTCGAGGAAAAGATGGTCAATGAGTACATTGAAGCGACCAAAGAGGTGATCAAGAATGGGCGTCGATGAACTACACACAGCACTAAAATCCACAGGCATTCCGGTCGCATATCGACGGTTTAAAAAAGCTCAAACGCCACCTTATATCACTTTTTACCTTGATGGTACGGACAACTTTGGAGCCGATAACGTCGTTTATACCAAAAACGAGAATTATGTGATTGAGCTCTATTCACGAGATCGTGACCTAGCGAGTGAAATCAAGATCGAAAATGTCCTTGACTCAAGCGAAATCTATTGGGACAAGGACGAAAGTTATATTGAAACCGAAAACCTTTTCATGATGATCTATGAAATCCAAATTTAACAAGGGGTGAAACTAATGGCGAAAGTCAAATATGGTTTGAAAAACGCGCACTATGCGCCGATCGTCGAGACGGATGGCGTGATCAGCTTTGGCACACCGGTAAGACTTCCAGGCGCGGTCAATTTAACGATGGAGCCTGTCGGTGATTCGGTTGAATTTTATGCCGATGACGAGCTTTACTTCGGAGAAGAAGTAAACAACGGATATGATGGCGACCTCGAGATTGCGCTTGTTCCGGACTCTTTCAGAAGAGATGTTCTGGGTGAAGTTCTCGATGCGAATGGTGTCCAGGTGGAAAGATCCTCGCAGAGAGGTTCGAAGTTTGCGCTGCTATTCGAGTTCGCGACTGATGTGAACGCCAAAAGGCATGCGCTTTATTACTGTCACGCTGCAAGACCAAGCGTTGAAGGCGCGACAAAGACAGATTCAAAAGAAATTAAAACAGAGACCTTTTCGTTTAAGTCTAGGCCGCTTCCTGGCACAGCAGATGTTAAAGGTTCATCAACTGCATCGACTGATCCTACGACTTATGCAAACTGGTATTCTGCGGTTATGACTCCAGACAACACGTTTGTTCCGGTTACTAGCGTAACGGTCGCTGGCGCTGGCGCTGTTGAAACAGTCGCTGAAGATAGTACCCTGGCAATGATTGCGACAATTGCTCCAACGAATGCATCTGATCCACGCGTACTCTGGTCCGTGGCGACACTTTCAGCGGGCGTGGCGACAATCAATCCACTCACCGGCGTACTGACAGGCGTCACAGCTGGCACAGTTACGGTCACCGCAACAACCATTACCGGATCTGTGGTAGGAACTAAAGTAATCACAGTAACGGTCTAGGGGCTGAAAACAGATGGAAAAAGTATTGACCATTGATGGGCGTCAGGTGCCGTTTAAAAGCACCGGCGCCTTTCTTCTTAGATACAAAGCGCAATTTGGCCGGGATGCTCTTAAGGATCTGGCCAGACTCGAAAAAGCAGTTAAAGAAAAAGAAGATGCGGATGAAAACACACCAGAAGATGAACGCTATGAGGTCGGCGTTGTAGACGAACTTGATCTTGAAGTGTTCTACAATATGGCTTGGACTCTGGCCAAGACCGCCGATCCGTCTATACCGCTGCCGTTTGAATGGCTGGATTCATTTGGAGAATTTCCAATCATGGATGAGATCATGCCTGAGATCATGGAACTTTTTGAAAAGTGCATTAGAAGCTCAAAAAAAAAGTAAATTCGAGCGAATCAAGCAATCAGGCCTCTCTTGAGCTAACGACCGAACTGATTATGGTCCGCGCGCTTGAGAGGGGCCTTTCTTTACGAGACTTTGAAATACTCACAGTAGGCATGCTGCTTGATTATATTGTTGAATACGACAACTTGAACTTATCAGACGAACAAATGAAATCAGCAGTAATTGAAGCGCAGCAGTCACACTTTGATGCTTTCTAAGAGGTGGTGAAACCAAATGGCAGATAAGATCAAAGGAATCACCATCGAACTGGATGGCGATGCCAGGAAACTTAACAACGCGGTAAAAAGTGTAGCTTCAAGGTCTAAAGAATTCCAGGACGAACTCAGAAAAGTTGAACGTCTACTTAAGTTTGATCCAAAGAATACTGAGCTGCTCGCTCAAAAGCAGAAACTACTTGCTGATTCTGTAAATCATACTCGCGATGCACTTCAAAAATTTAAAGATGCAAAGGCCGATGCTGACAAAACGATTGCAGCTGGAGGAAAAGTTTCTGAAGAACAATACCGGCACCTGCAGCGTGAAATCATCGAGACGGAACAGAAGTTAAGAGGTCTCGAAAAAGCTCAAGGCGACTTCAACAGCAAAGTCAAGAAAATGACGGATGGTCTTGACTCATTCAGCCAGAAGACTGGAAATGCAGCAAAATCACTTGCTCCGGTATCGGCCGCAGCTGGCGCGGCTGGCATCGCCGCGATTAGGATGGGCGTTCAGTTTGACGATGCCATGGCCAAGGTATCAACTATCGCGGATACGGCTTCCGTGCCGCTCGATAAATTGAGAGACGATATTCTTGAAGCATCCAACGTGACCGGTGTCGCCGCTGCGCAAATTGCGGATGACGTTTATAATGCAATTTCAGCAGGTCAATCCACCGGTGACGCTGTTAATTTTGTTGTCCAAGCGAATAAACTTGCTCAGGCAGGCTTTGCCGAACAGGCGCAGGCGCTTGATGTCATGACTACGATTTTGAACGCGTATGGTCTCGAAGCTTCTGAGGCTTCGCGTGTAATGGATATTTTAATCAATACTCAAAACCTCGGTAAAACGACCGTCGGAGAACTCTCTCAGGTTATGGGCAAAATTATTCCAACTGCCAACGCCTCAAATATTAGCCTTGAGCAACTTGGAGCTGCATATGCGCTCATGACATCAAACGGTATCGCTGCCGCTGAGACTACGACTTATACAAACAGTCTACTTAACGAGCTGTCCAAATCTGGATCCAAGTCAAGCGACATGTTAAAGAATAAGACCGGAAAGAGTTTTCAGCAGCTTTCAGCTGATGGTGAATCACTTGCCGATGTCCTGTTAATCCTGGATGAAGAAGCTAAAAAAAGTGGCGTGTCCATAGCTGACATGTTTGGATCAGCTGAAGCCGCAAAAGCCGCAAACGTCCTCATTAAAGAATCTGGCCAAGCATATAACGATATGCTCACATCAATGCAAAACTCAGGCGGCGCAACTGATACGGCGTTTGAAAAACTTCAGACTGATAACAAGAAATTCATGGACAGTTTGAATGAAATGAGTAACGCCGGAATCAAACTTGGCGGCGCGCTTTCTCCAGTGTTTTCAAAAATTGCTGAGATATCGCAACAAATTGCTGAATTTTTGTCCGGATTATCCGACGAGCAGATGGATTTAATTGCAAAGGTACTTCTTGTTGTAGCTGCGCTCGCGCCGGTGCTGATGCTCATTAGTAAGATGGCAAGCGGAGTTTCGGACATTACAAAGCTGATGAAATTTTTAGTACCCGTACTCGCTAAGACAGCGTTTACAATAGGAGCTATGTCGGTTCCTGTTTGGGCGGTCATCGCTGGAATAATTGCTTTAATAGCCATTGGCGTGGCGCTCTATAAGAATTGGGACACTATCAAAGCAAAAGCTGCAGCTTTGTATGAGAACATCAAAGCGAGTTTTGCTAAAACTAGGGATTCAATTGTCAATCCGATCATGAATGCCATTGATACGCTGAAGAAAATCAATTTGTTTGAGATTGGTAAGAACATCATAAGTGGGTTGATCGATGGTGTCGCTGGCATGATTGGGAAGGTAAAAGAAACCATCGGCAGCATATCAGATTCGATCATAGGCGGCTTAAAAAATGCACTTGGGATTCGATCACCATCTAAAATAACGGAAGAACTCGGAAAGTATACCGGTGAAGGCATGATCAAAGGCCTGGAAAGCACTAAGCGCGCTTTATCATCCGTTTCAAATAGCATGGGCAGCGTCGCAACCGCCGGAGCGGGCGCCGGGTCCATGATGCACACCGGCACGATCCGCGTTGAAGGGATTAATGACAAAAACCAATTGGTTGGCGTCGCTGATATTGTTATGGAGCAGCTGAGAAGGGAGGTGCGCAGGAAATGACGGGATTATTTGATGGATCGACATTAATCACCAGATACCTGCGCGTCGTCCGGCAGAAGACGCCTCGTAAGGTTGTGAGAACGCTGCTGGATGGGTCGGAGCATGTGCAGATCATCGGCACGGAGGTCACGCGGCTGGCGATTGAGCTGGCGGTGGATTTGATGGGGCGGGAGATGATCGACGAACTGGACGCTTCTGGTGGGCTTGTGACCGTGGAGGATGAAGAAGGCAACGAG